CTCTCGTTCCTGTTCTAACTTTATAGTCTCCTCAAGTTCTTGAAAACCTTTCTGGAGTTCCTTTGCTTTATTTTGAGCGTCTGCAATTCTATCTAGGCGAAATCTTTCATCAATATCCTGAGTGCAGGTAGGGCAGACCGTATTTTCTGTAAAAAACTTATGCTCTTTAGTAATAACAGATACTTTCTGGGAAATTTTACCTTTGAGATTGTTTAGTTTTACTAACTTATCATCAGCACCAATAAGTTCTTCCTGTTCTGCAGTATACTTAAAAATATCTTCCTCAATACCAGAGTTATCCTTCATATAAACGCCAATTTCTTTGTCTAGATTGGTAATCTTTTCCTTATTGGAGTTTATATTGGCGTTACCACGATTCTCCAACTCTTCGATGAAGTTTTGCTGCATCTTCATCTTGTCTTTCAAATTTTCTTTACGCAACTCAAGAGATTTAACTTGATCTTTCTGTGTGCGAATTCTATCCTTGATGAGATTATTCATCGCAGAGAAGATGCGAATATCCAAAAGATCTTCAATCACTTCACGACGATGTGCCGTTGGAAGTTGCATAAACGGTACAAAGGTACTGCTACCCAGAATCACAATCTGAGTAAAAGACTTGTAGTTTACCTTGAGAATATTCTCTTCCAGAATTCTCTGATTCGCACGGTCATCTGCTTCCTTATGCAGAGATTGACCATTTACTTCAATATCAAAAACATTTGGTTTGATACCGCGACGAACAAGATAATCACGATTATTCGCAGAAAACTCAATTTCAACCAGACAATCCTTTTCGTTAGTTGTGTTGACTAGTTGAGGTTTATTAATTTTTCTAAATGGTTTATTGAAAAGAACAAAAGTAAGTGCATCCAGGATTGTAGATTTACCTGCACCATTTGTTCCAATAATCAAATTGGTATTGTTTTTTTCAAAATCAACTTCAGTCCACTGATTTCCCGTGGAGAGAAAGTTTTTCCATTTAATCTTGTGAAATACTAACATTTTTAGGAGGAATTACGATATCGTCAGGAGTGATCACAGCATACTTGTAATTATACAGTTTACAAGTCTTTATTGCAAGGTCGTCGTCAACTTCAACGACATCCATTTCTTGATCTTCTTGGTCTTCAAGCATCAATGCATAACGAGTAGCATCGTCTTCTTCTTCAAAGAGAAATAAGACTTTATGCCCATATTGATCTTGAACGGCATAGGCACCATCGTCCTTTCTATCTTTGAGAGTGAGAAGAAACATTTATTCTACCTCGCAAGCTTGTCGATAAAGATCTTGAAAAATACCTTTGATAACATTCTTATCAAATTCAAATTCTGCTTCGTCAATATAGCGATTTAGAATAGACATTGTATTTTCTTCTTCATCAATCTCAAAATCTTCGTTCTCTTGAATTTCAAAATTTTCTACGATTTTGAGATCTTGGATTCCCGCAGTGTAAAGTTTATCAATAAACTTCTCAAAATCTTTTGGTTTGGATTTTTTGCGGACAATCACCTTTACAATTTTGTTTTCATATTCAGTTGTATCAAATATTTGATACGGAGTATCCTCATAATAAATGTTATAGAATAATTTATAAGGATTGTTGATTGGAGTATGCTCTAGAGTTTCGGTATCAAAAATATGAAATCCCCGAGTATCGTTTACATCCGTCCAATACATTTCATAAGGATTGCCTAGATAGAAGACTTTTCCATTGTTTGATCGAGTGTGATAGTGTCCCGAGTAGACCCGTTCGAACTTCTCAAATAGTTTGCTTTCCAAACCATGCTCCATGATGAGTTGTCGATTAACTCTAAATCCTTGGAGCTCCAAGTGCCCCAACGACACCCGGCAAGTAGTCTTTTCAATAGTTTTGAGAGTTTTTGTTTCATTTTCTTGATTAATCCACGGTAAAAATAAAATGTCTAGTCCACCAATATTAACTTCTGCCGCGTCACTATAAGTCCTTATATTAGAGTAAGTCTGAAGAAGAAGTTCTGGAGAGTTTACACTATTGGTATTCTTATAGTAAGTATCATGATTACCAATAATCATATGAACTTCATATTTTTTAAGGGGGTCAAACACAACCCTCTTTGCCCATTCAAGACTTTGATAGTCAATTGATTTGCGACTATCAAAGGCATCTCCCATATGAATGACTGCCTCTACTCCATGCTCTTCAAGGGCGGGGAAAAATACATTCTTGTAAAAAGTTTCAAAATAATCATGAAGATGTTTAGATCCTTTTTTCGCACCGTAATGGGTATCGGTGATGATTGCTACCTTCATTTATTGCGGTATTGAATGGCGTCTTTGATGCTATTATACTCCGAACTGTGCCCAGAAAGCAAGCTGTCGTCAACCATCATAACCTCATCAAACCCAGTTCGTTCGATGATCTTGGTCTTAATATCCAGTTGCTTCTTTTCCTTTTGAATTCTCCTCAGGAATGCGTAGTGAATAATCTGAGTGAAATAAGCGAAAGGATTCTTAGACTTTTCTGGATCAAAGTTATGAATGTACTGGACACAGTTTTCAATTCCATCAGAAATCATATCCTCACGGAACATATAATTCACAAAGTTTGGTTTATATGAAAGGTGAGTGGCGATCTTGAGAAAACATTCGCCAAGATAATTCGGAATCGGTGGTTTACCTTCCCAATGCTTACCCCTATCTTCCTTAGTGGGGTTTCTATTGAATTTCTCATTGAATGACTTTTCAACTTTAGAGCGATAAACGACCATCGCTTCTAAAAGTTCTTTGTTATTCACATAATGTTCAGTTTTCTTCTTAGGCATAGCATTGGATTTATATCATATAGGTTATGCTTATTATACCACAACTATGGGGGCTTGACAAGTGGTGAAAATGTGTGTAGACTACCTTTGTCCCGGTTGAAGATCAGATTCTAGCTTTCTTTAAGACCCTTAAAGATTCTCTCAAGTTTCTTGCGAGCATCTTCGACTGAAGAGACATATCCCATCTTAGAAGAGGGTTTTACCTTTCCTGTTGGACTATAAACATCTACAGTATCGTTATCTTCAATGTAGTTGTTGTAAATATCAAGAATTCTTTTATCTTTAGTTTCAGTCATAGTGATAATCTTATCAAGTTTTACAATAAAGAAATCATCATCAGACATTTCCATCCATGGTTTAACTTTAAGATAAGTTCCTTGTTGACTATTATTGTATATCTTCATTGTAACTGGATTCTGAAGCACTAAAACTGGATCTCCATCGTTTTCATCTATAAAGACTAACGATAGAATTTCTTCACCTGATACCAGTTTTATAATTGCGTAAAACTCTTCTCCCATCAGTTCTTAAAAGGTATAGTTACAATATCGTAATTAAAGTTTTCTTCATTATAGACTTTGATTCGTTCAATTAAATGATTAAGAGTATAATTTTTTCTTGACTTATAACTGATATCATCAGCAATATCATATAGAGTTGCTTTTGTTTTATTATTTCCTTTTCTTAAGACTCGTCCGATTGATTGGAGGTTTCTGATTCTTGATTTACTAGGGGAAGCAAAGATAACATTATGTAAATTTCGGATGTTAATACCAGTAGAAAAAGTGCCGTAAGAAGCAACGATGATAGCATTGTTTTCCTTTTCAGTAATTTCCCTGACCTTTTCTCGATCTTCGGTATCAACACCACCATGTACAAAGAATACATGACGATTTTCAGCGATACTCTTATTTATGAGATCATATAAAGGTTGACCATGACCTTCGACTCTCGAAAATAGAATCAGAGTATTTCCTTTAAGATCAAGCGCAAGATTCTTGATAAACTTATTGCGTTTTTCGTGATTAATAATATATTGAACTTCTTCCTCAAAGTTCTCAAACTTATTCGGTGGGTGTTTCAATAGAAGAATGTTGATGTCTAGTTTTGCAACATGACCCTTCTGCATCAGTTCGTCAGTTCTGATGATTTTGTATGATGGTCCGAATAATCCTTCCAAAACCCACTTATGAGTTTGTGATCCATCCAGTGTTCCTGTAAATCCAAACCGATACTTACAATCGGAAAGTTTGGACATTATAGATACTAATGACTTCGATTTGAACTGGTGTGCTTCATCTCCGACGACCACATTAAATCTTGAAAAGTATTGACGGGGAAGTTTGTAGATGGACTGCCAGGTTGTGATAATCACCTGAGAGTCAGTTTCTCTTTCTTTTCCAGCGTAAATTTTGTGGCAAAATGAACCCACGTCCCATCCATAATCTGCAAAGTCTTTATACATCTGCTCTACAAGGGATGTCGTTGGAACGACTATCAGAGTATTTTGCCCTTTCTCAACGTAATATCTCACAATCGAATATATCATCAACGACTTTCCAGAAGCAGTTGGAGATATCAACAACTTTCTATTATGTCGTAAAGCGTCGTATACTCCCTCAACTTGATATTCCCGAGGGGCGTATTTGCTAATTGAATGCATATAATCTTTCACACCTTCTTTGGAAATCATTTCATTGATTTCAAAGGGAAGACCATAGAATTTATTATCTAAAAACTCATATGTATATTCGTGATTCTCGCAAAAGCGAATGAGTTTGTCTAGAAGACCTACGTATATTTCACCAGTTTGTGTGTTAAATAAGCGAATTTTTCCATCCCAGTGCCTACTTCTATACTGGGGCATAAAACGACTATTGGGGACTTCAAAAGTAAATTGGTCCGCCAATTCATAGTAAACGTGAGGTTCCGCCTTTACTTCAAGATAAACCTCATTTTTTTTAGATATCACCAAATGAGACATACATATAGTTCACTTCTATACATATTTATTCATCTCTTATAACCTTGCGATCTCCTCTCAGCGTAATATTTTTTAAGAGACTCACTTTTCTTTCTTTTTTCTTCTTCACTTTGTTTTTGACCTGTTCTACTTTTATTACCTTTCCCTATTTCAGATAATTTTTGTCTTGTTTCTTCACTGTGAGTTTGTGCGCCGACTAGACCTTTATTCCATACTGACCTGCCTTTGTGCGCCTCAGACATTTTTTTCTTACTTTCTTCTGTATGTTTTTTTCCTTTCATACAAGCAAACCCCCTTTCTCCACCCTCAGTAACATTTACTAATATTCCTCCATCAATTTTTCTACCATATTTTAAAATAAGTTCTTTTTCTTTTTCAAGAGCAAGTTCTTCTGTAAGGTTATTCAATAAAATAACTATTCTATCTTTTTCTGGAATATTTACAAATTTGTGTGTTTTTTTATTTTTTTGGTACGCTCTTCTTCCAGTACCTTTTCCAATATAATAAGGACTTCCATCTTCTCTTAAATAAGCATAAACATAAAAATCGCTTCTCATTTGAGGTTTCAGTCGCTAATGTATTTATAATAAAAAAGAGGCATTTCTACCTCAATTATATCCTGCGGTAAACTTCGACCATTCTATGCTATTCTTAATTTGTTAAGTTCTGTTAGATATGCACTTAATAATCTCTTCAAGAAATTTGAGCATAATATCGTAGTATCTTATCTTCAACTCCACTTTATTTAACTTCTCATCTGCGTCCATATACCTCTGTATGGCGTCCTTTTCTCTTACCTTATACGGAAATGGTTCTTCGACGTAAACCTCTGCTGGTGCCTTTCCTGTGTAGTAGTTATAGCGTTCTAGTTTTACTCTGTTGAAAGTTTCTCTTGCCTTTTCTCTCAGCAGAGTGATTGTATTGTAGATTGTATAATACTTTGCATGTAGTTGTGGAATTTTTAAAGATTCATCATGTAAATTATCAGGATCAATGACAGAATCTTTCTGCCACATCTCCTGTATTTGCTCAAGATTCATAAAGCTTGACCGTCAGTGCCTAGGATGTTATAGACAGTATACTTGAAAGTCACGTCTGCTGTAAAGTACTGGATATCAGTTTGTGTTGAATCAAATTCAAGAGATGATAATCCTACTGGGAAAAGATCTTTAAATTTAACAATAGCACTCGTATTATAGCTGCTGTCGAGAACGTACAGACTACCATCACTAAATGCTTCTTTTGGATCGAGAATATCATCTCTATCTGTAATTAAATCTTTGTATTGCTGTGTAGTTTCTGGAAAACCAAGACCAGTTAACCAATTATGAATCGCCATATAATTTTCCATATTTTCATCAACAATAAATCTCAGAATTAAATCACCATATTGCAACTTGCCTCCAGGAACATCCAGATCCTTAAGGTAAGTCGGTTGTTGTAGAACAGAAAGAGTGATTTCTGGTATTCTTGCCGAGTTACAAAAAAATGGAACAGTTGGTTCCTTTGCTAGAGTGAACTTAAAACCAACTGGCGATAAAAAATTTCTATTCGTAATTTGGTTTGGGAAATTACAAGCCATTTTTTACCTCTTATTGGGTTTTACCTTTGCTGTTTGCGAATCTTGAGCAGTTTTCACATAAATTGTTTTCTTTCCAAAATCTCTTGATGTAATTTTTGGATTTCCCGAAACATCTCTAGCTGTCTGTAACGCTAAATCGTAACTTGTTGACTTATTATAGTTTCCAGCAGGTCCAAAATTACCAGTGTCTGATACTTTAGTTGTTGCTATGGGTGCCTTTGTCCCTGGAGCCATCGTCATTTGTAGTTTTGTACCAAATGGAGTTGATGGTTTATTACTAGTTCTAGATGCATATGGGACAGCGACTAATCGTTGCTTATCATTAAAACGTTCTCCACTAGCAGTTAATGAACCTGGGGTGTCTGCTTTACTATAAGAACTAACATTTACGGGTTTCCACCCATATCTCTTTTGCTCAACATCGCTATGAGGTTTTGATGTAAATTTTCCAGTTTTCTTATCAAGAACTCCTGGTTTATAGTTTTTATATGCTAAAACTTGAGCTTCTGATAAAAACTCTTTAAACGTTTTCATCTTTTTATTTGTATTTAGATAAAAAAAAAGAGGGTCCAAAGACCCTCTAGATCGAGTTGTGAATTAAATCACATCAGGTTAGCAACCTTGACTCTTCTGTAGTAGGTGTTAGCATTGGTGGTCAGAGCACCAGCGCCTGGGGTAAGACCCTCAGCGAATGGGTTAGCAACCATTCCGTAACGGGTCTTAAAGCCGATCTTAGGCTGGAAGGTGTTCTCGCCAACGGCACGTACCATCTGGAGAGGTACATATGGGCAATAGAACAGACCAGCATCGTATGGGCTAGAACCCTTATAACCAACAACATAGAACTGGTTAGGTGCTACGTTTGCCGAATATGGGTCAATGTATACGCGATACTTACCTTGGAGAACACCAGCGAAGGTGTTACCGGTGTCGTCAACGTTCAGGTTAGCGTTGAGTGCAGGGGTGTAATCGAGAACACCAGCCATTGCAAGTGCCGAAGCAACGTCAGCAGAGCAAAGGATAGTGTTACCCTTTCCTCTACGAGTTTGCTGAGCAATCGCGTTAGCGTCGCGCTCGATCTGGAAGATCAGACCCTTGAACTTCTCAACCGACCAACGACCGTTGGAGTCAACGTCGAGGTCAAAAGTACCAGCGGTAGCGGTATTGACTTGAGCACCAGGCTTAGCAATCTTGTAGATGGTTCTGATAACTTCGCGGTTGATCTCAGCAAGAATCTCAGTTGAGAGAATGTTTGCGAGTTCAGCCTCAGCATTCAGACCGTGGATTGCCTTGAGGTCCTGAGCAAGCTCAAGTGAGTACTCAGCCTTGAGGGCGCGTGACTTAGCGGTTACAGTGACCTTCTCGATTGAGAATGCCATCTGGTTGAACTGATCAGATTCGCCAAGCGATTCTGCGTTGTCAGTTCTCATTCCTTGACCAACGTTATAAGCACTGTCGCCAGGAGCAGCGTTATTTGCTTGGTTGCTTGGATCTAGAACTGATGGATTTGATCCGCGCTGAGCGGTAGTACCCATACCAACAGCACCGTTTGTCCAACCTTCGGTCTGGTCGAACGATGCACTTTGACCAGAGAATGCCGAATCTACTTCGTTGTAGAAAGTTTCGGTTCCAGACTGGTTGGTGTAACGTGAACGCATTGCGAAGATCAGTCCAGTAGGACCGTTCATTGGTTGAACGCCGCAGAGATCATAGGCGATCAGGTTAGGCATCGAACGACGGATCAGTGAGATCAGTACGGGATCGAAACCTTGCATAGCACCGGTGCTTGCAGCACTAAATCCAGTACCAGCTCCAGTGCTGGTTCCGGTGCTATTGGTTGGGGACTCATAGAGGAACTCACGCTCTTCGCGGATGGTTCTCTCTTGGTTTTCGAGCAGGATTGCGGTTACAGCTCTACGATGTGAATCTTTGATAGGATCAAGACCATCATAGTCGAGGAGCGGTGCCCACTTCTCCTGCAGATGCTCGGTATTGAACATTTGCATTGGATTTTACCTCTTTAGAAGTGTTAGTTTGATTTATGATTTAAAAATCACTTTTTAGAAACTCTTTGGAGAGTCTGAAGATATGCACTCATTGTGCTTCCAACTTCTTGAGCATTGCTCATATCTGTTGATTCAGACAGATTTTCACTAGCGTTTCTTTGAGTACCAG